TCACCTCCTGATGACAGCCCTGAGCGCTCCGGCGCCGGACCCGACGTAGAAAATCCACTGGATCATATTGCCTGCCCAGGCCCGCATTTCAGGCGTCGGCAGATTTGCGACATCCCATGGAAAATTGAAGACGCTGTCGAGAATGACCGCAGACCACCAGAGCGCCAGCGGGCCGAGGAACGCGGCAGCGAAAATCCAGAACCACGGGAATGAAAGCTTGTCGGTATTGTAGTCCGCCATGATCCGCGTTTCGTTGACGACCTGCCGTAGGTACTCGGCCGACAGATCGGCCGCGATCTTTTCCCGGTCGTTAGCGAGCTCGCCGCGCTTTTCGATCAGCGTGATCGCCCGATCAACAATGCCGCTCCCGCCAAGCCGCGCAAGTAAGGCCACAAGTGAAGCAATCATACCTCCACCACCCTGCCCGTGAGGCTATTGAAGCGCCGCGCAATGACATCGCTATAGCGCCAGGCGAACCACGCCATGGCAACAATGGCAACACCGCCAACAATCCAGCCGACCGGCAGGCCTGATGCCCAGGCGACAGCACCGGAGGCCACGGCCGAAGCTCCGGATTTCTCCGCGGCATCCTTCAACGCCGCCATATCGCGCCTGAGCTGCGCGATCGTCGCCGGGCCGATGATGCCGTCGTTTTTCAGATGCGGGTGCGCCATCTGGTAGGCCTTCACGGCCGCTTTCGTCTTCTGCCCGAACCAGCCATCGATTTCGCCCGGATCGAAGCCGCGTTTCTTCAGCATGGCCTGAACCTCGGATACGACTGGATCGCCGTTCGCCGGCGCGGTATCGCTCGAAGTGCGCGGCACACCTTCAGGGGCAGAGGCAGCCGTGTCGACACCGGTATAGATGCCTTTTTCGAACAGCAGAGCCTCTTCCTTGCGCCGCCGCACCAGCCCCGGCAGCTTTTTGCCCTTCGAGGTGTTGTAGTGGCTGGCGAGGTAGTCGGCTGCCGCCTTCGGTCGCCCTGCCCGCCACAGCGTGCCGAACCGCCATTTGCTGACCACGCGGCCACCGAGATTAAAGGCCGCGCTGGTGGCAGCATCCATCTGGCACTGGGTACGGTCGGCAGGTGAATTGTCGACGACTTCCCTGCCATAGCCACTGTCGATCACCGCCACGAAGATCACGTCCGACTGTTCGGTCGTGATCTTTGTCTTGCCGGGAACGAGCTTCGTGATCCCGAGCTTCGCGAACTCACGCCTGCAGTAGGCGGACTTCATCGTGAAACCGGTTCCGATCGTCGGCGTGCCGGTCGGATCGAGATAAGCGGTCTGGGGATTGCCTTCATGAAGGCGCACGAAAGCGCGCCCCCGGCGCGAGACCGTGGTGATTTCCATGTCGATTTTCCTTCTGATGGTGACCGCCAGACGGTCTGAGATGCGATAGGTCAACGCCAAGTGGACCAACAGCAGCCCTCGACCGCAGGCCCGATCAAGACGAACCTTCGAGGATTTGCTGTTTCAATGAGCTGCAGAAACATGCACACTCGCACGGTCCCTAATTGGGGGCGCTGGGTGCGGTGGTTGTTTTGTGCTGCCCGGCGGGTATCTCTGCCAAGTGTGACCCCGCCGCGCCATGGCCGTGAGGCCATGGCCACCTGCCTGCTAGGCGAACTGCTCCGCCGGCGTTTCCGGTTGCGGCGCAACCACGTAAGCCAACAGCGCCTCGGGAAGACCCGCACCATCCGCAAGCCGGATATTGACGTGGAAGCCGGGGACGGTCGCCATCACCGGATAATCTGCGCCCTCGGCATCGGTCTCCGCCTCGCCGGTCGCCGCATAGACCATGCCGTCACAGGCGGCACCCACCGCCTTGACGATCAGCATGCCCGTCGGCAGGCCGGTGTCGTGATAGGTGATCTGATCGAGAGCAAGACCGGCCACTTCGAAAGCAGCGAGCGCTTCGGCGTGATCGGCGAATTTCAGGAACGCATCATGCATAGGACACCGCCCTTGCCTGAAGATCGGCGTCCGTAATTCGGTACGGCCAGATCACGAGTTGGTCATACCATCCGTTGGCGAAGTTGCCAGTGGCGTTGCGGCCAAGGTAGACCTGCGACAGGCCAGCCTCTTGTGTTTCGGGGTTAGATTGCACGACCCCACCCTGATAGCTCCCCGACATTTCGTCTTCGGACCACCCAAACGCGGCGCCAAAGCTGGGTACTGGCTGCTCAACCGGCGTGTGCAAGATAACGTTGGGCCTCCCTGCCACGATACCGGAAGTTATGGCTAAGAGGAAATCCGTTGATGCCGGGCCTGACAGTAACCTACCTCCGACACCATATGCGCCTTCGCCCTGCACCAGCACACTCGCCTCCTCGCGCCGCAGCAGTGCGGCAACGGGCTCCGTCAATTGCGCCCTGTCGGCGGGTCGGGTGACGGTGGTTCCTGCGGTCGGAATATAGGAGGTGGAATGGGAACCCGTCTCCAGCTGGGTTCCGTGGACGATGACTTTTTCCGCCCCGGTCGGCGTCCAGCCGTCAATGCCGGCTGCGTCCGTCGCGTTCAGGCCTAAGAGCACATTGCCGGTCCCGGCCGCCATCGTCGCGGTCACGGTGATCTTGTAGAAACCGTTCCCGTCTGCCGTCATCGTCCGGGCGACCGCCCCGGACGTGTTCCCGGCCACGCCGTTGAGAAGATCGAAGGAAGCCAGAGGAAGGTTCGATCCGTCGTAAAGGCGGATATAGAACCATCGATGGCCTGCGTATTTCACGCGCAGCGTCAGGGTATAGGGCTGGGCGGAAAATGTGACCGGCCGATAGATGTAATGGCTTCCCGCCTCCGGGGCTGCGACAATGGCGCAAGCATCATCGGGTGCGCCGGATGGGCCGGCCTCTGTCTTCACAGCCGAGACCCGGGTCTTCAGCCATGCGGCATTGGTAAAATCATTCGAGTGGGTCAGCAAATTCGTCGCCGGCCCCTCCAGCAGCAATTGACGCCGCCCAAGGGTGTAATCGAAGCGCGGCTGATCGGCCGCAGCCAACTGGATCAGTCCGTCAGCATCGATATAGGTGGCAGCGCCGGCGCGAGTGAAATCCACCACGCTGTCAAAAGGCGCGGCGGCATCTGACAGCATGTAGCGTTGACCCGAGAAATCGAGGATCGCCGCAGGCCCCAGCGTCTGTCCGGTGTCCGCGTCCCCAGCTTGGTACGCAGCGGAATTCCACCATCTTCCCCCACCTCTCCCAGGCGTCAGGCTCAACCCAACGCTAAAGCCGATCATGGCAGAACTCCCACAAGATCAATAAACGCAGCGTCGATAGCGTCGACGCTCGCAACCGACCCGTCCGCGATCGCAGCCAGTACCGCCGCCCGGCGATCGAAGGTCGACTGAACGAATTCACCGCCGGCCGTCGCCAGCGCGATCGCGTCTTCGGCCGTCAGGCTCACGATCCCCTCGCTGGCGTCGAAATTGAAGGTCCGCCCCGCATCCTGCTGGGCAAGCATCGCCATGCCATTGATCAGCGCGATCGCGCCGTCATCGCAGCGGACCCGAACGCCGTTGATCTCGGTCCCAGCAATCCGGGCGCGCCACGACAGGTCGCGGGCATAGGCGGCGAGCTCTTCCTTTGTCGGCTCGGCCGGCACGGTCGGAACGGCCGTCCCGCTCTCCTCGTATTTCATGGGCGGTTCGACGCCATAGGCCTGATAGTGGCGCGGAAAGCCCTTCGTGCCGAGGCGCGCGCCATCGACCACCATTTTTGCCGGATCGCTCATGCCAGATCCTCCTTGTCTGCTTCTGGGATCAACAGGCCGGTTTCCGGGTCGGCATTGCCGAGCGTCTTGACGACCGGGTCGTTGCGATCGGCAACCACTCGCCAGGCAACGAGATCGCCGCACTCATCGTCTTCAGCGATGATCTCGAACTGCCCTCCGGCAACGGGTCCTGGCCGCAGCCGCGCGAACCCATCCTGGTTCTGCAGCGACGTAACGATGGTGTTCTGCGTCAGCGCCGCCCAGGTGCCGGTCGTCAGATTGCTGGCGGCGTCGATGTCCACCGTGGCCCGACCGCCCTCGAGCCGTGCGACGCCCCAGGCCTCGACGCCGTAATGCGGGCTTTCGGTCGAGGAGAAGATCAGGTCGCGATTGAAGGGGTCGAGCGGATGGTCGATCAGGAAGTTCTTCGAAGCCCCGTTGATCGATCCCGGGACGGTAAGGGATCCGTCTGAACGAAACTCCATATCCACCCAGGCACCGCCAGCGCTAAGGCGGAAAAGCCAAGTATAGTAAAATCCTACTCTTTCCAGCGCCTGCATTTCAGCACGAACAGCGCCGGCAGCCGCGCTTTGTTGAAGTATCAGAGACCGGGTATTATTAAACGCGCCACCTGATATGAACCAGCCCGTGCTAATGAGAGAGCCCGAAACATCCGGGGCAGCGGCGTTAACCGGTGTATAACCCAACGCGGCCTGTGCCCCTAATGTACTGCGCGCCGAAGACGCATCGGCATCATCCAGCAATGTTTTCGCGAATGCCGAAACGCCAAGTGTTGTGAGCGCAGCCGATGCGTCGGCGTCATCCAGCAATGTTTTCGCGAACGCCGAAACGCCAAGTGTTGTCAACGCCGTGCTCGCATTCGCGTCATCGATCAGCGATCGTGCGAAGCTCGTCAGTGTGGTCAATTCGGCAGTGCCCGCACCGCTGAAATAGGCCAGTCTGTCAGCCGCAGGCGTCAGCCCGGCGAGGGCTGAGAGCGTCTCATTGTCGAGCCGCTGGATATAGTCCGCAAGCGCCACCGCATTGGCGATCACTTGGTTGGCGTCATCCTGCCGCTGCAGAGCATAGGCATAGGTGCCAGTCGCGCCCGTCCATTCGGTCGCGGCGGTAATCTCTGTATTGCTGTCGACGCTCGCGATCGGCAGCGGGTTGCCGGCGGCCTGCGGATAGATGACGCCGCCGGCAATCAGCGCCGTCGCCCAGCCCGTGCCATCGCCGGTCACGGCCGTCGACCCGTTGGTGAGCGTGATCGTGCCGGTGGTGTAGGCGGTCATCAAATTACCTCGTCGAAAATGAATGCGGTGATTGTCAGGGACCGGCCAACCATGTTGTAGAATTTGATCCGGTCGTAATAAGGCTCGAAGCGCGCATAGAAGGTCTTCTCGCCGGGAATGGTGTTGTCAGACGCCTTGAGCACGATGAACGGCGGAAGCGCGTAGTCTTTTGCCGTGTTGACGGTCACCGTGGAAGGCGGACTGCCCGAAGATCGGGCGGGCACCGTCGCGGTCACCATCTCTTTCGGGGTCAGCGGCAGCATGCCTTCCTTGATCGTCAGGTTCTGATCGGCCGCCGTCAGGGCATCGTGGCCCGGCATCGAAACGCGAAAGCGAAACGCGCCGCCGTCATTGCCAATGAACACCCGCCTCGTCATGTCGCCCTCTTCAGGATGATGTAATAGAAATCGAAATCCGCGTTGCGCGGACCGGTGTCAGCGTAGGCCTTGGCCCTGATCGTCGCGTTGTTCTCCAGCCAGACGCCGAAGGAGAAATCCACCTCGCCCAGGGTCGTGTCCCCATTGGCGCAACTGCTCGTCGGGTAATAGTTGGAGTCCACGGGGACCTTGTTTGCGTTGTGCGGATTGGCGTAGGTCATCGACCCGTAGAACAGCGGGGCATATCCGAGGTCGGGAAAATTGACCGTCGCCCACCATGTCGAGTAGCCGTCGCCGGTGGTCCGCCCCATGCGAAAGCGCCCCTCGGCATGCACGGCGACATTCTGATAGCGGGAATCCAGAAGCAGCGCTCCGGTCGGATTGACGACGTCGTCGCCGGGCCGGCTCAGGAATGCGCCGGAAACGCCGAAGGTCGGATGTCGGCCAATGATGATGCGTCTTACCATGGTCAGACCCCGAAAACGCGATAGTGGATCAGGCCGGGATATCTGCGATACCCGCCGCCGGAGATGGACGGCCTGGCAAGCTCGATCCGGTCCGGATAGACCCTGGAACCATCTTCCACGGCGCTGGTTTCTATCCGCAGTTCTCCAAAACCAGCGCCGTCATACGGCGTGCTCGCGCCCTGGTTCTCGAATGTGACATAGGCGGCCGGCACATAGCCGGGCGACGGAAAGGCGATGACCAGCGGCGCTGACGTCGACGTCAGACCATCGTTTCCGCCGACCGGCGCCGGGTCCGTCATGGTCCCGGCCGCGATCAGCACGCCGGAGAAATTCCAGTTGGAATCAAACAGCTTGTTCCTGTCGGAAAGCCCGCCGTCATGGGCATCATATCCCGGCTTCGTCAGCAGGATGCGGCCCGCCGTCATCAGAAATCGCGTTGCCATCAGTCGCTCACCGAGAGGTAATCATTATTGAGATCGAGCCTGGTCTTGCCGCTTGATCCCATCAGCAGGCCGGCAATGATCGTGCCGATATGGCTGGCGTTGAGCTTCAGAACGCCGCCCTCGAACAGGAATGGACGCTGACCGTTATTGAGCACCACAAACTGGTCGGCATTGACTGCAAAGCGCGATCGCTGCACGCCGCCCTCCGTGTAGATTTCGAGGTAGAACCCGCTTTCGCGATAGATCCCGCCCGTGCCCGCCCGCAGCAACACGGAAAACCGCGCATTGACGCCGCTCTGATCAGCCGCCGCTGCAAACTTCACCTGTCCGGACGCGAAATTCTCGTTCAACTGAGCGGAAAGCTCTGTCGTCTGTTCTGCAAGCGCTTCATCGGCGGTGGCGCGGGCAATCGTTTCCTCGACAATCGCCGCCGTTGCATCATCCAGCTCCGCGCCGAAAATTGTGATCTGTTGCGCAAGCGCCTCGTCTTCCGTCGCGCGCACCAGCCGTTCTTCCGTGATCTGGGCAAGCGCATTACCGGTCTGCTGCCTCAGTTCCAGACGGTCAAGCAGGCCGACGGAGCCTTGCAGCGACATCGATGTGACGATGTCTGCGAGCCGCAAATTCTGATAATCAAAATCAGCCTGCATCTCCTCGAAACGTCTACGCACATCCTCGCCCACAGTCTCAAGCGTAACATCGAGGTCGGCGAGCACATTCGGCGTTGTCACCGACAACCAGGCGGACCATTCCGTCGGCCGGGTCGAGGCCGGCACATAGCGCCCGCGCACCTCATATTCGGTGTTGGGCTGGAACACCGGCTGCAGCAGCGCATAATAGGGGCTGGCATAGCGCGTGCTGTCGCTGTCGAAGACAACGTCGCCGGACGCCGCATGCCGCACCTGCACCCAAACCCGCTCGACATCCTCCAGCCCGCCAGCCCATGAAACCCGGATGGTCGGCCGCCAGGCCGCGCCGGAGGCGTCGTAAAGCGTCGCAGGCTGAACCGTCCAACCGGTCATCACCTGGGTTGGAACGCCGATCTTGCCGACCCATCCAACCGCCGTCGCAGAGCATCTGCCGCAGACCAGTCATAATCGGCCGGGTCGATTTCCTTCAGTGACACGACGACATTCGCGCTCATGGGCGCTGCGACGGCGACAATCAGGAATTTCTTGTTGTCATAGCCGTTGCGCACGCTTGTCCACGACACGACGTCATTCGGCTCCAGCGGCCATGCATCCGGCGGCAGGCATATCTGATGCGCGCGGAACCGGCGCGCATCGTTGAGCATCGCCAGCATCAGCCGCTGCACCTGCCCGCCATGGGGGCAGGCTTCGAAGCTCACGCCCTGCGGCAGGCGGCGGTTGCCGTCCAGCACTTCCAGCGCGCTGTCATAACGCGCCGGCGCATCCTTCATCGTCCACTTCTCAGCCGGCTCCGGATAGGTCGCCTCGACCGCGTTGACGGTATCGTCAAGCGATCCATGCGGGGAAAACGACTGCCCCTTCGTGATGACGACATCATCGTCCGAAAAGGCATAGACCGCGCTGCCCGGCGCGCCGACCGAAATCTTGAACACGCCGCCGACCTCGGCAAGCCGGGCATTGCAGGCAAGCCGCAGTTCCTCGATCGCGTCGAGCGGACGTTGGTCACCGCGAAACTCATAACCACCCCGAAATGCAGGAACCGGGCCGGCGCCGTCATCGACCAGAGCGTCCGCCTCATTCATCGCCGCCATCCAGTTGGCGGCGGGCAGCCGATAGGCGCTCAGGTTCTGACCGCCATAGATCCACTGATTGCCGCAATAGATGCCGCGAATGACATTGTAGGTAATCACCGGCAGATTGTTCGACGGTTCCCATGTCGCCGGATTGTCCCATCGGTGTGCGCCACTGCCGCCGACGGAACTGTCCTTGCGCGGATCGTAGAGCGGGATTGAGCCCAGCTCGAACAGCATGTTCGGCGCGCTCGAAAACAGGTCGCGGTCGTAGCGGCAGGTCACGATTGCGTAAGTGACGCCTCGACCGATCATAGCACTGGCAAACGGCCGGTCGGCATCGCTGCCGAAACGCGAGACAAGATAGCTGTCGGCCGATGTCTGCGAGCCGTCGTAGAATTTCACCCACATGTAATCAGCGCCGCCGCGCCGATATTCGGCCACCGGATAACCGAGCTCGCCATGCGCCTCACCGGTCAGAAGCGTCAGTTTCTGGTCATCCGCCCAAACGCCGTTGAGCCCGGACTGCGGCAGGCTGCTCAGTTCGATCACGTCGACGAAGTAGGCGTTCGGCGTTCCGTCGATATCACCCCAGGTGCCCGCATATTTGCGCCGCCCAGCGGTTGCGTAATCGCCGGCGATGAAGGTGAGCGGCTGATTGTCGCCCATCCGGATCGACAGGTTGACGCCGCGATCGCGGGTGTCGGCCTTCTGCTGTTTGCCGGTAATTGCCTTTTGCAGCAGGCTGGCGCCGACGCTGAGACCGATGCCAATAATAGCCTGCCCCACGGCGCCGAGCGAACCGATCCAGCCGGCGACGGCCCCGATCGCGCCAAGCAGTGGCGCGGCATGCGCCGCCGTCGCCGCGCAGAGAAACGCGGCCAGCGTATAAAGCGGAAATCGTGTCATTGTTACCCGATGCGGAAGCCGCGCGTTGCGCTCAGAAGATCGACCGTGCCGAAACCGGACGGCCGCAGGACAAGGATGCGCTCGCCGTTGACGACGCCGAGCGCGAACCCGAAACCGTCATCTGACGGAATGGCCGCAACATCGCCGAGGCGGGCGCGGGAGATATGGATTTCCGGCAGGATCGTTGCGACGAGGCCGCCGAGATCGGCAAAGCCGTCATTGCGCAGTACGCGCAGCGCGCCGACGCCGGAGGCGTAACGCTGCCGCCAGGGCGAAACGATATCCTCGCCCGTCAGCGCTTCAGCCAGATTGCCGACCAGCCCGACAAGGCAATCATGATCGCCCCACGAAAACGGCGTCCGGCGCATGTCATCGCAGGCGGCATCAAACCGCGCCCGCCATCCATCGATACGCTGAAGCTCTCTCATGCGTCGCGCCCCCATGGAATATCCCAGTTCTCGACAACGCCGGAATATCGGCCCCACTGATCATCCTGCCGCCGCTTCTGACCCTCATAGGAAGATTTCAGCGGATTGGTGCGCGCAAGCATCGCGATCGCGGCCGAGATCACATTGAGCGTGATCCCGCCCTCCTCGCCCGCCGCCGGCGTTGCGACCGGTTCGCCGTCGACAATGCCGAGGAATGTGATTTCCGCCGGCCCGGCCGCCTGCCCCGTCGCAGGATCAAGCAGGAGCTGATGCACCTCGACAGCCGCAAGCCGCGCATCCCAGCCGCGCACGAGCTGCTGCACCCCGGGCGCGATCTGCGACAACGTGATATCGACAGTCTGGATCGTCATATCGGAAACCCGAGGGATTTCCGGAACCTCAAGATTGACATCGCCCAGATAGATCCGCGTCACAATCGCGCCGCTCTCGCCGTCGATCACGTCGATATCCAGATCCTCGCCGCCAGTCCAGAAGCCGAGCGACACCGGCACCCCGCTCGCCCGATCCCGCGCCGTCACATAAACCAGAGACCGGACAACAAGCCCGTTCTCGCGCGCGCCGGTAAGCGCCGCCATGAAACTTGTCGAAACGCTTTTCATTGGACGCCCCGTTTCTGAACGATGCGGAAGGCAATGCCGGTGACAATATTGCCGGATGGCGTTCCCGATTGGAACGAACCAGGAAGAATGATGCAAGGACATGCCGGCCGTGCGAACGAACACGACGCCCCGGCAGACACAGATACGGGAAGGCGTGGGAACACCTGAAACGATCCCGTCGTTCCGCCCGCCGTCGCGACGACGTTCTCGGAGACTTCGACAAACGCATGTGTTCCGCCAGAGGCTATGATCTGGATCTTGTCCCCGATCGAAAGGCGGTATCCTGCAGGCATCCCCTCAAGAGACAGCGAACGACCATTCGCGGCCGACACGGTCACCGCCACCCCGCCTAACCCCGCTCCCTGCGGATCGAGCTTCGGACCGCAGATGTACGGGTCGCGAAAAAGAAACGGCTCCTGCGCGCCGGCAAGCCCGTTCACAAGCGCCGAAATCTCGTTCGCTTCCGGCAGGCGAACAGGTTGCAGTGCGATCGCCGCCGACCATAGCGGCGTGGCAAGCTCGGCCTGAAACACCACGCCAGAGCCGATCCCGGACAATTCGTCGTTTCGCTGAATTTCCCAGCGCATCGGCAACAGCGGCAAATGGTCAAAAAACTGAGCAAGCGTCTTCATCAACCGACCCTGTTCGGATTGCGCTGGATCTGCCGCATCCGCCCCGGCAGCTCATGGCGCGAGAAACTATCGATCTGCGAACGCACTTCCCGCGCGATGGCCGCAGCGTCGTTCGGGCTCGTCCCCTCGGGCACCGCGATGTTGATGCCACCGAGATTGATATTGTTGACCGTACCGCTGGCGTTGGCGGCGCCTGCGGAAAGTGCGGTCCCGATGCGATGTCGTGGTATCACCTCACCACCGCGCGGCAGGTTCACCAGTTCCGGGCCGCGCTCGCCGACCAGTGCCATGCCGCCCTGGGTGAAATTCGTTCCGGTCGCATGGGCGGGGAAAAGCCCACTGAGCAAGCCACCACCGAACAATCCGCCGAGTGGCCCATCGCCGAACAGCGCGGCTTGCGCTGCGGCCTCCATCAACCGGCTGATCAACCTGTCGAGTGCATCATTGCCGGTTTCGATCACCGGTATCAGCGACAGAAAACTGTCCCGGGCGCTGTCACGGAAGAAATCGGCAGTTTCGGCTGCCTGCTCCTGCTTGTCCTTTTGATCCTCGATCGCATAGGTCAGATCGCGGATCGCTTCCCGTTCGTTTTCAGTTGCGGCAGCGCCAGCGCGGCGAAGGTTCTCGAACACCTTCTTTTCTTCAGCCACCATTGCGAGCATCTGCAGCTCGTCCTGCAAAGCCTGAATAAGGTCATCGACCGCTTCGCGTTCCTTGGCCGAATCCTGCGCCGCCGCCCGGCTTGCCTTCTGGCTGGCGTCGCGCGAGGCTCTGGCTGCAAGGCGGGCCTCTGCCTCAGCCCGGATCATCTCTTCCGTCGGCGCGCCGCCCGCATCTTCATAGAGTTTGCGAACTGCCGCCATTTCCTTTTCAAGGGCAAGCTGCTCGGACGTCATCCCATTCTGGCGCTGAAGCTCCGCAGTCACCGCGCGGTTTGCCGCAAGCTTTTCTTCCAGGATTTCCCGGCCGGCATTGTAGTCTGCATAATCATCGGAAGCGCTTCGGCGCGTCTCGACACCGATGGGGTCAAGCTCGGTCGTACCGCCGCTATCGTCGGGCACCCACCCTTCCCCGTCGCGCCAGACCATCTTCTGACCCATATCGACGCCGAGCATGTTTCCAAGGCCCGTCCAGATGCCTGCATTGCCGGCCTTCTCAAGAACCTCATCGAGCGATTTTCTAAACGAACCGAGGTTCGATACGAGCGCCGAGACCAGCCCACTGATTTCTACCAGGCTGGATTTGACCCGGGTTCCGATGACAAGCGACATCGCTTCCCATTCTGCATTCACATCCTCCGCCTTACGCAGCAACTCCTCATCCATGACTGCGCCCATATCGCGGGCTTCCTGACGGGCGTCGGCGATGCTCTGCCCTGCGTCATCCATCAGAGACGAAAACTGCTCGGCAGCGGTACCGCCGAACAGTTCGTCAAGCACTCGAATTTGCGCCGCACGGTCGAGTTCCCTGATCTTGCCAATCAGGGTTTCGAACATCGTTGCAGGATCTTCCAGCATCCGGGTCAGTTGCCGGGCAGAGAGGCCGAGACGCTCGAACGATTCTGCGGCAGAACCTCCGCCCGTCTTCACGAATTCATCCGCGCGGAGCTGCATCTCTTTCAGGCCATCGGTCAGCGCGTCGACCCCAACCTTATTCTTCACGGCCGCATAGCGCAGCTCCTGAAAGGCCTCGAAATCAACGCCGGCGGTCTTTGCTGCCTTGCCGAGATCGGTCACCGCGTCGACCGCCTGCTGCGTTGCCGCCACGAATGAACCGATGCCAAGTGAAGCGGCAAGGCCACCCGGCCCGCCGGAGAGCATGCCGAACAGCGAGTCCGCTCCGCCAATCTTCGATTTGATCGACAGGAACGAACTCGCCGTGTCATTGGCTGCCGTGCGGGCCTGCATCCGGATCCGGGTCATCGCGCCCTTGAACTCGCGATCGTCAGCCCCGATCGTGACGGGAATGTCCGGTCTGCTCATCTCGGTTCTGCTTTCCTGCGGATGGACTGTTGCGAACCATGGCCGGCGACGATCTCGCGAATGCGGGTATGGCTTACAGGCGAGGTCTGTGCGGACTTCCCCGTAACACCGGCAATGGCCATGGAGAGTTCGGAGGGAGTCGCGGCCCAGAAGGTGGCCGGCGACCAGTTGAGCCGCTCGGAAGCGACGGCGAGTTCGAACAGCGTCCGGACGTGGTCGGCGATCAGAACGCCGGTTGAGGCTTTTTTCCGGTAACGGCGGCCTCCACATCTTCCAGCGGCGACGAGATTTCCCGCAATTTGTTGCCGGCCTCGATATGGGCCGTTAGTGCCTTCTCGATGCCGGTGCGCCAGCTTGACTGATCGGCGGCCGAGATATTTTTTCCAGACAGCACCCGGGCGGCAATCTCTGCCCTGCCCTCGTCGTCATCGGCAACGGCAAGGCAGCGGATCGCGCAGGACACCGCGAAGGGCTCGAAGCCGAGCAGGCGCTGATAGACCTCGTCCATGGTCCGGGCGCTGATGGCCTGTGACAAGCGCATCAGACCGGCGAAGGTGACCGCGACGACGAAGTTTTCTTTGCCGATCGTCACTGCCGCTTCGCCGCGCAGTTCGTTGGCAAACGCCGTCATCAGGCGGCCGCCTCGAAGGCGACGTCCCCATCGAAGACGCCGGAGAGATCGCAGGTCAGCTCGCCGGTTTTATCACCCTGGAAATTCGCAGAAAGTATCCTCATGAAACCCTCGAAAATTCCAACAGAAGGCACCGAAACCTGGTACTCCGCGAGCGTCTGGGAAAGGATATCCTCAAGCACAAGCGCCTGGGTGGCCGAGCTGACATAGGCGCCGGAGCCAGACCAGCGGACGGACTGAACGCCGCCGATCGACGAATACCGGAGAACACCGCCCGGGTTGTCACAATCCGGCTTCGTGGTGTCGACCTCTTCGTTGTTGATGTTGAGCGATCGCTGTTCGACGACACAGACGATGTCGAATGCTTCCGTAGCGTCGTTCTTGCGTTTGATGATCAGTTCGCGGCCCAGTGCCATGGCAGGTTCCTTTCAGGGAGAGGCGCGCTCACCAGAGCGCAACAATGTCTTCGGAGGTCGTGCCTGTGGCTTTGACGCGGCGGTAAACCCCCAGCACATAGCCAACAGGATGGTTGCGCAGCGTCACTTCCGTGCCGCCCATAGTGATGCCACAGACGTCGCCCTCTGTACCGAGATAGAGCGTCGAATATTGCGGCAGATCGGTATCGTCGTTCGGCACGACAGGCGCGCCGAACTGGAAGGGCTGGTCGAGACCTCCCGCTTTTTTGGTGAAAGTTGTCATGACAATAGCTCCGTGTTTGCCATTCCGCTCAGTCGACATTTCATGACCGGCGGGATCTACGTTGTCTGCTCGCGCCGACGGTCGTGACCTATAGAAGACGCCCACCCGGACCGCTGAGACCTGCTCTGGGCAACGACCTGCCTGACATCTGTTTCAATCTCTTTGTTGGATGAACGAGGCATGCAGGACAGCATTCGGACCGGCGCGGCCTTGGCAGGCACTGTCTCAGCTGGCTATGCTTCTTCTGCCGACAGATACCGAAGTGTGATGGAAGGATCGGACATGGATGCATACGGACATCTGCGGATACTGGTCAGCCTCATTTTGGGGCTAGCGATCACACGGGTGCTTTCGGGTCTGTCCCGACGCTTGCAGGAGCCGGACAAAACCGACCGCATGCATGCCCAGGTTGTCTGGTCACTGGTTCTTCTTTTCGGCGCCGTTCACTTCTGGTGGTGGGAATTCGCTCTTCGCCTCATCAGCCACTGGAATTTCTGGATTTACATATTTGTCCTGTCGTACGCCTCGTTATTTTTCCTGATGTCGACCTTGCTCTATCCCGATCACATTCAGACGAATGCTGATCGAGAGGATTTCTTTATTCGACGTAGGTATGCTTTTTTTGCCCTGTTTGCGGCCTCCTTCGCATTCGATCTGATCGACACGCTTATCAAAGGTCGGGACTATTTCACGGCACTGGGCATTTGGTACGGTGTCCGCCTCGCAGTCGGAACAGTGATCGCCTTGATCGCAATGAAAACTGAAAACAGCAGAAAACTGATGTGGCTAGGTTTGATCTGGCTTGCAGTGAATATTATCTGGATTACCGTGCGATACGGAGCGCTGGACTGAGCAAGGTAATTTGTCCGCTAATATCCTTCAAATTTCTTTGTCTGCAAGCGTCAAGCCCGATACACAACCAGTCATTTCGACGCACGATTCCGCAGGTCAGGTCGCTTGACTCATAGGCGCTTCCGAGACACATCACTTCTTATGACAGTCATGAGCCTCAATCTCCTCACTCGACGGGTTTGCCTTATCGCAGGCAAATAACCCCCGGCCTGGTTGCGTCGCGCCCCGGCCGCGGGGCAATGGCACTTGCCATCTGGCGCGCAGAATGCCGCCAATCCAGCGACATCAGATCCCCAAAAACCGAGATATCGCCCAGTCTTGCGGCCCTGTGTGCTGACGACTGTGGCAAGGAGATAAAACTGTGCTTACCAAGAAAAAGAAACTGCGAAAGCCCGCGATTGTTCTGACCGAAACAGATCACAAGCGGCTGTCGCTGCTGGCGGAGCAATCCGCTGATCGCAATTCCGAAGTCGCGGAAACAATCTTTATCGAGCTTGAACGCGCCCGTATCGTTAAGGATGAGCATATTTCGAAAAATGCTGTCCGCATGGGTTCTTCTGTGCGCTTCACGACGGACCTTGGAGAGGACCGGCGGGTCACTCTGGTATACCCGGGCAATGCTGATATTGCCGACGGCAAGATTTCGATCCTCACGCCTATCGGAGCTGCGTTGATTGGCCTTTCAAAGGGACAATCGATCGATTGGGAAACGCGGGACGGCCGCGCGTGCCGCCTGACCGTAGAGACCGTGGAGCAACCCTCTTGAATCTGTCAGACGTGCATCACGAGGCTTCGCACTCTGGATCCGTCGCCACCGTCTTATAGTCAGCCACAAACGTCAGTGACCCAACCCCAAGCGCTACACCGGTCGACCTGTCGACAAAGCTGCGGGTTTCCGACAGCGTCAACTCTACGACCAGCCCGTCGAGTTTGATCGCGCCGCCGAGCGCTGATTCCACCAGCACGGCAATGCGATCGAACTCGATATCCGGCTCTTCCGCCTGGAAGTGGGCAATCACATCGATCGGCAAGCGCCGGTCATAACCGACTTCACCATTCGGCCCGGCGCATGGACGAACCTCGGCAGTTTCCTGATGCTCCGCCCATGTCGCAGTCAGCGCCGGCAGCAGGCTTTCCCGGATTGCACTGGTGCGCGCCCGCTTGACCTTGCCCTCACCGGAAAATTCCGGGATGGCGGACAGGCGTGCGAGGATCGCATCGAATATCCGGGTGCGAAGATGGGCCATCAGATATCGCCTTTTAGCCAGAGCTTCAGCATCGCCCGCCCGTCATCGGTTAGGTTCCGGATCCCGTAGGTCGTGCGGTCAATGATGACTGTGTCCCGTTCGCTTTCGAGATCATCCAGCCCCGTCGCCGGGACCGAGAGCACATGGGTGACGGCTTCGACATCCTGCCGGCCGAATGCGTCGCCAAGCTCCAGCTCACGCTTCTGCCGCAGAATGCCGCGAACCGGGTCGGAGCGTTCGACGCCGCCAATGGTGAAGCGGCAGTCGACATTCCCGAACGTGCCGGCGAAGGCATCGCCCATTCCGGCAAAGATCGCCGGCCGTTCGATCCTCATGTCTTTCCCTCTTCGTCGTCGCCGTCCTCGGCAACCGCCTGGAGTTTCTTCAGCTCGTCGGCCAAGGTGGCATTGTCCTCGGCGAGCTGATCACGATCCTCGGTGACCTCCTTCAGCTCGACCTTGAGCGCGGCAATACCCGCCTTCAGGTCCGCCACCGGCTTTCCACCATCGGTTTTGGCGACCAGCACATCGCGTTCCTTCGTCAGGGCCTCGACCCGGTCGGCGAGCGCGTCACGCTCTTCCGTGAGCGCCGCCACCCGCTTATCAGCCGTGGCATCGGCGGGTTTGCGCCATTTGCCGAACACCTGTTCGAGGTTGTCGGCATCGGCCTCGCTGAGGCCGTTTTTTGACAGCGGCACATCCTCGCCGGGCGCATAGGTTTTGGTGCCGATCCTCACCGTCGTGTTGAACTTCTTCGTCGTTGCCATTGTTATCGCTCCTGTTTTGACTTTTAAATCGGGCGGGCCTGTTGCCCGCCCGCCGGTATCAACGAACGAGCGCAAACAGGCTGGCGTTCGGTTCCGGCGCGATCGGCAGCGGCGCGGCCTGCGTCTGGATGATCGTGCGCGATGGGTTCTTTTCGCGCCACATGTCCGGGAAACGCTCCATCGGCACCAGCGCCTGGTCGTCCAGGATGGCGCCATAACCGAAGTGGCCCATGAAGCCCTGCGGATCGAGGACGCCGACACCGAAGGTCGGCCAGAAATTGCTCTTGACGCCGCCGACCGTGTAGCCCTGCGAATACTGGATGAAGGTGATCTCGCCGATCTGACCGAGCACGGCGGAATATTTACCCTCGGCCCCCGTCGACACCGGACCGAACTCCATCGAGCCGGAAGCCTGACGGCGATTATCCAGCATCTTCTGGAAGCGCTCGGACCGCTTCAGCATGGTGGCCGCCCCCGGCCCCAGCGTCACCTCGCGGGCGGTAAAGCCGTCGGTGTTGGCGAGAAGCGCGATCCAGTCCTCCACATCGTCGTAAGGATCGACGCCGCTCTCGCCCCAGCGGGCAGCCCCGGACAGGGCGATGGTCAGTTCGGCCGCACGGTGATAGTTGACCGTCTGGGTCGGATAGTTCTCACCCTCGACCACGACCTGCCCGGTGCGCAGGATCTCAGAGCACATCTGCTCCTCGCGGCGCGTGATGCGCATGTCCTGATCGTCGATGATCTGGGCGATGTTGTAGGCATAGCGCTGTTCGGGCGAGACCGCACCGCCGATATTCTCACCCGGCATGCGGATCAGGTTGCCGGAGGGGCGCAGCGTGTTCTGCGGCTTCAGATAGGCGGGCTTCAGGCTGGTCGCCTGGAAGCCGCGATTGGCGGCATCCTTGCCCGGCACATCCGGATGGACGAAGGGGGCAAGCTCGCGATCCGGCAGGATCCGGTCGAAGACGATTTCTTCCTGCTCGGAGAGAACCGTGGTGGCGAAGTAGCGGTTGCGCAGAAAGGCCTCCGGCCGGTCGCGCGGCGGCAGAACCGTGACCAGTTCCGCCGTATTGAGAAGAAGATCGCTCATAGCGTTGATTTCCTGTGATGTTCCGGTATTGCGGAAAAGGTTCAGTCGAGGGTTCGCACGAACAACGCCGCACCTTTGCGGCGGAAGGCTTGCTCGACGTTTGTCGCGTCATGGCCGGCGCCGATGGTAAGCTTCGAACCATCGACGGCAGCAGCGAAGTAGGCCTGCGCTTCGACATCGCCGCCCGATGCATCGACATCGAAGGCGAGAACGCAGTCGGGATCTTCCGAACCGTTGTCTGCCGCCGCGAGCGACAGCGTGTGCTTGCTGCTCGCGGTGATTTCGCCCAGCACCGCGCCGCGCTTCAGCTCCTGACCGCTGGCAATGGTGACGGTACGGGTGACGACCTGAACGTCGCCGACGATCAGGTCATTGGGGGCAAAGCTTGCCGTTTCCATGAGATCAGTCTCCGGTGTTGTGGCGGCCATGCCGCGCATTGATTGCACCGCCGACGGCAGCCAGCAGCGATTTGCGTTCCGAGGTGGCAGACGGTGCCCCGCCGGCGCCGAGCTTCGGGGTCTTCCCCGCCATGCGGTCGGCAAGGCGATTGCCGCCAGAAGCTGCCGAGGCCGAAGGCGTCGAGGCATTCAGGATGGCGCTCGCTTCCTTCGCCGAATAGGCAGTGTTGAACGCCAGATGGCTGGCGAGATCGGCATTGGCCGAGGCCTTCGGGTGGGTCAGGATCCCCTGGATCCGGGAGCGTTCGTCGGCACGGGCGGAAGCCTTCGCCGAAACCGGCTTTTCGTCATCGCCCTCGGGATCGTCGCCGGGTGCGCCCTCGCCTTCCGCTTCGGGCTCGGGATCGTCACCCTCGGCATCCGGATCCCGGTTTTCTTCTTCGAGCTCTTCCGGCGGGGTTTCCTTCTCCGGATCGTCTTCCATCCGGTTTCCGGCCCTGCCGCCGCGCATGGCGGCGAGCACGCTCGCGGACAGGCCGCGCGTGACATTCGACATATCGATTTCCTCTGTCGTTGATGGTTCAGGCCGCACGGCCCAGTTCGGCCCCGAAGGCGGCAAGCACCTGCGAGGGGCGGGCGACGGCATCGGCAAGCCCTGCCGAGACCGCCTTTGCGCCGCGATAGACACCCGCCTCGGTGGCAAGCGCATGGTCTTTCGAAAGCCGCCCGGCGCGGTACCGGGCGACCGTTTCGGCGAATTCGACACGCAGCTCTTCCAGCTCGGCAAGCTCGCGTGCCAGCACATCCTCGGGGATGGCCTCGTATGGGTTCAGATCGGCCTTGTGTTCGCCGGCCTTGAGGATAGTGACATTCAGCCCCTCCTTCTTCAGCCAGCCGCTGACATCGACATGAACCGAGACCACGCCGATCGAGCCGCAAAGCCCGGTGGACGGCAGCACGATCTGCCGGGCGGCTGCGGCCAGAAGATAGCCGGCCGAACAGGCGTGATCCGTCAGAACCGCAATGGTGGGTTTCACCTGCGACAGCTCGAAGATCTTCTCCGCGCAGTCGAAAGCGCCGGTGACCTCGCCGCCAAAGCTGTCGACCTCGATGACGGCAGCCTTGATGCTGTCATCCTCCCGGCAGTCATCGGCCTGAATGCCGATCCCCTCATAGGAGGTCATGCCGCAGGATTTGCCGATCCATCGGCCCTTGTTGACCAGCGAGCCCTCGATCTCGATCAGGCCGATGCCTTCCATCGGACGATGGACACCGCGATAGGTCTTCTCGCCCCATATGTCGGTGTCATCGCGAAGCTTGTCGCCGATCAGGCCCATTTGGCCGGCATCCGCCTCCGGCAGGCCGAGGACGCGCGGGGCAAATGCCCGGGCGATCGTGTCGGCCTTGGCCGGCTGCAGCATCAGCGGTGTGTTGAACATGCGGCTGGCGATTTCGGGATAGTTCATGGGTTCAGCCTTTCCTGCCGACCGAGGGAATGCCCAGCGGATGGCGCCGCGCGGAGCGGGCACTGTTCCGGCCGTTGACGCTGTCTTCGATCTCCGTGTCCTGATCGGCCTCATCGAGCGGCGGGCCGCCATTGTGGCCGGTCATGTCGCTTTCCATTTCCGCCGGATGTTTCAGGCCGAGACTGCGATAGTAGCGGGCCTCGCGGGCGAGCTGATCGGCATCCATCTTCCAGTCCCTGCCCTGCTCTGCCGATTCCTGCTGGAGCGTCGTCAGCTTGCGGTCGAGCCGTTCGCCGGCCGCCTGCGCTTCCCTGAGCGGATCAATCCAGCCGCGACCCGGCCCGATCCAGTCGGCATGACACCATGCTGCCGGGTTCTCCTCGAAGGAGACGGCACCCGCCGGCAGTTCGATCAGGCCACTGTCAAAGATCTCTTCGAGCCATGCCCGATAGATCGGCGCCATGAACTGGGCGGCAAAGCTGCTCTTCTTGGCGGTGAAGCCGCGCCAGATCTCCAGAAGCGCCGCACGCGCCGACGAATAGTTCACCTGGCTCCAGTCCATGGTGAGCTGCTCATAGGTGAGCCCGACGGCAGACGCGATCTTTCTCAATGCCGCATTGACGAACACCTCGAAGTTGGCGTTTGGATGCTCTGGCTTGGTCAGCTCCGCCTTCTCGCCAGGGAGCAACGTATTGATCCGGACACCGGGAAGGTTGATCGGGGCGGCGCCATAATAGGCCTTCTGGGCTTCCGACATCTCGCCATAGATCCTGCCCAGCGCTCCCTCGCCGCCATCGGCGTCGAGCGCTGCCATCATCTCTTCCGGATCGAACGGGGTTTCGATGAAGGCAGCCATGATCGCATTCAGCATCGCGGCCTGACTTTCAAAATCCTCGTAATCCGTGGATTGCTTGATGGAGCGCATGATCGGCGCCCAGTCGGAAGCCCCCCGCGTCATGCCCGGTCGCTTCGGATCGAAGGCATGAACCACGACCGGCCGGCCCCATTCGGTCGACCGGCTGACATATTCCCATGACCAGAGTTTGGTGTTGCCGGCATAGACATCGCCGGGATGGCTCTTGCGGAAGTGATAGCCGACCGGCGCGCCGTAATCGTCAATGGCGACACCATCGCGCAGATATTCGCTGTCGAGCCTGCCCTTCGGATTGGAACACCGGGCTGGGTCGATCAGATGCACCGCCGTCGAAAACAGCGGCGCGTCCTCCTGCCAGACGATCACGCCGAAGGCCTCGCCCTCCGGTCCAAAGCGATTACGAGCGGCAAGGCCGAGGATCCCGGCCATGTTCTTGGTGCGCTCGGCATCGCACCACATATCGACATCCTGCGTATAGTCGCGCCACAACCCCTCAATTCTGGTGGCGATCTCTTCGGCCTGGTCGAAGGTGAGGTTGAGCGTTGTGTGGTTCGGCCGGGCAGCCAGCTTCCAGCCGGCGCCGATGATGTTGTCGACAAGCCGCGATGTGCCGGCCGCACCCCAGCCGTCATTGCGCGCCACATCATTGAGGCGATCGACCAGCGTCGAACGTGAGGCTGAAAGCGCCGATTGGCCGGAGTAATTGCCGGCATGCCAGCCGGCAAAGCTCGGGTGATTGTAGGATGCGCCCTGATAGGCTGCCCGCGTCACGGCCTCGCCCGACACTGTCGCGGCCATTTGCCGGTTGCGGGCAGCCTGCAGGCGGGCGGCGTTGCGCACATTGGCGGAAAGCGGCCTGCTGTCTGGTCCGAGGATTTCCACTGTCATCCGAAGCTCACTCCCCGGCCGCGCGGACGGGATGACCGGCGAAGCCCGAGCTTCGTTTCGAGATCGCGGATATAGGCCCGAAGTGATCCCCGGTCGGCGCCGCTGTAGGTGACGCTCTCGCCGTCATAGGAAAGCGTCACCGCGCTCTGCCCGATCTCCAGCCTGTGAAGCGCAAGCTTCGCCTCGCCGAGCCGGGTTTCCAGCGTCAGTCGTTCGTCAGTCGAAACCATGATGTCTGTCCTGTCTTAGCCCAGCCGGGTTCGCTGTGCGGCCCGTTCCGCCCGGCGCATGGCTGCTGCGACCCTGTCGGAGACCGGTGAAGTCGTTGCGGCCGACGGCTGTTCGGCGGTCGTTCTGCCGGCATCGCTGACGGCCTTCACCGCAACAGCAAGATTGCCGATCAGGTCTTCAAGATCGCCCTGCGCTTCCGGTTCCTGCCGGGCGAGTTCTTCGGCCCGCGCGTCCCATTCGTCATCCGACCAGTAGGGAACGTTGAGCCGGATAGCGGCCGCCCGCGACTGGTTGAGCATGTCGAGCACTTCGTTGCGCTGGCCCTCGGGCAGCTTCCACACCCAACGGGGATACCCGTTTCGGTCCTTTTCCTTGACCCGCACCTCGGATGTCGCCTGCTGGTAGAAAACATCGCCAAGGCCAATGGCAAAGCGGATGAAGCCCGGCTGTTCGGGATCATCCTTCCGGAAATCCCGATAGATGCCCATCTTCATCACCGAGGCGTTGAAGTTGTAAAACCGCGTCGACCATTTCTGTTTCTTCGGCTTGCCGCGCTTGTCGTATTCGCGGACCTGACTGAGCAGCGGTGCGGCATCGCGGTTGTCACCGCGCACCATGATCACCTTCGAACGCGGATGGCGCCGCGCCCAGAACCAGACATCCTCGGTATAGGCATTGCCGTCGATCGCAACACGGTCGACATCGCGTAGGCGTCCGTTTTCGTCCGGCCAGCGCTTGGCGATCAGCCGGTCAAGCGCCGCCATCACTTCCGGTTCCGAGATATGCCCGGAATGCTCGCGATAGTCCGGCAGATGACTGCCGGCCCGGCCGTCGATCACACCGTAATCGATGACCGCGCTTGTCTTGTTCCGGCCCCAGCCCCTCAGCAACCATTCAACTCGGTCGCCCTGGACGTCGATGCCGATGGTCAGCGCCAGCATGGCGGCGGGCACGATCCCGCGCCGGAAGCCGGTTTCCTCGGCACGGTCGCGCAGATCTTCCCAGGCGATCGCCTTGTTGTCGGCCTCAAACGCAAGGCCGAGCGTATCGTTGAAAAACACCTGTTCGGCGCCGGCGCCCTTTTCCTTGTCGTCAGCGCCGCCGGACTGAACCTTCAGCCAGGCCCGCGCGATCGCCTCCCAGCTTTCCAGCGGCGAATACGGCACCCAGATATGGAACGACCGGTGATAGCGCGCCCGCTCCGGATATCTGGCAACCCACTTCGCGCCATTGGCCGGATCAACCATCCACTGGCGATGATGCTCCCGGATCTCGCAACCGCAATGAACACAGACGAAGTGCGCGAGCTCCGGGTGCTGCGCATCGATGTGATCGCGCATGTTCTCCCATTCGAGCGGCTGCAGCTCATGGCAGTGCGGGCACGGCACATGATAGCGTTCCTGCGTACCGGCCAGATAATTGGCCGTGATCCGGCAGCCGGGTGCAATCAGCGGCGTCGATATCTTGAAGACCTTGCGGTTGAAGAACGCCTTCGACCGGCTGTCGGCCTGACTTTCCGGATCGCCGGCCTCGTTATAGATCCACTTCGCAAGGTCATCCTGCACCTGGGCGCGCGGCGAGATCATCGACAGGCCGGCGGCCGAATTGGCGCCGGCGGCCTGTACCGCGCCGCGCCCGTCAGTTCGCTCCTTGTAGAGGATCGAATTGCCGCCATCGCGGCCGGCTTCCGGAAACAGCGCCCGGACGGAGACCGTTTCCCTGAGGAGCGGCATCAGCTTGGTCTTCGACCAGCGCGAGGCGTTTTCCTCGGTCGGATGGACATAGAGGAAATCGCAAGGGTCGAGGTCAAGCGTGCCGAGCAGAAAGATGTTCGCCAGCACCGTTCCGCCAACCTGGGCGGATTTGGCAAGCGAGACGATCGAGCACGGATCGTCCGGCGAAAGCGCCCGCAGGATCTCGGAGAAGAACGGGAACATGTCTTCGCGGTAGGGTCCCGGAAACGCCGAGATCCGCTCGGAGAACACGATGTTCTTCTTTGCCCAGCCGAGATAGTCGACCGGCGGCGGCGGCTCGCAGGCATTCGCCAGCGCATCGAACATCAGCCGCGCCGGATTGAACAGCATCGTCATGGGGTATCGGCCTCTTCGTCACCCGGCGGATCGTCGTCGCCGTGGCTTGCGATCAGCTCGGGTTCCTCATCGCGGCGTTCCCGGAAGGCCGCTGCGGCCTGCTCGCGGATGTCCCGCCATTTGCGGGTCAACGTCTTCTGGATATCGCGCTGCGGCAGGTTGAAGGCTTCGGCAAGCGCACCGGCAAGATCAGGAAGCCCCTGCTCCATCACCTTGAACGCCTCGGATGAGGTTCGGCCGATCTCGCGGCGGACATCCTCGGTGCGGGTGTAGATCCCGGCCTCGGCCTTTTCCTGCCGCTCCATCTGGGCGGTTTTGTATTTCTGCTGTTGCAGCCGCTCGCGGGCGAGCTGCTCGGCGAGGTCTTCCTCCTCGTCTTCTTCGACGGGAAGCGGGCGCAACGGCAATTCCGCCGCTGCGCCCGTCCGCCGTCCGGCGCGCGGGAAATCAGCCTGTCTGTTCCATGATGCTGCGGAGGCTTTTCCGTTGGCGCCGAACCCTTGGGAGGGATCGATGGTGAGGCCGAGCTGAGCGATCGCGACATCCGGGCGGATGCGGGCAAACCGCCCCTCGCCCTCGATCGCCCGACCATGGATCTGGCCCGCGCTCAGATATTGCGAGACACGGCCCGCCGAGACCGAGATCAGCGTTGCGAACTCGGCTTTGCTCATGCTGTCTGGCATGGTTTCCATGGTGGCTAAACTCACACTGTCTTTAGTTTAGGCTTGGACTTTAGGCTTCTGTTTCGGGCTCAGACTGGCCAACCCGCGCGGTGCCAAATACCCGCGTGGGCAAGGGCCCCAGGAAGGACCCACGGTTTTCTGAAGCCCCGGTCAGACAGGGCAACGCGTTGATAAACCCTGCGTTTTGAATATGACGACCTGCTCGCCTTTACGATCAACGCAAAGCAAAGCCATGGCCGTCTACGTCGATGATATGAAATGGCCCTTCCGGGGCATGGTCATGTGCCACATGCTCGCCGATACGACCGACGAACTCCACGCCATGGCCGATCATCTCGGCATGGAGCGCCGCTGGGTCCAATACCCAGACACGGCGAAAGAGCATTACGACATTCCGCTGTCCCGCCGGTTGATCGCCATCGAAGCTGGCGCCGTTGAAGTCAGCTGGCGTTTCATGGTCGTATTGATCCGCAGCCGGCGCTGACGCCTCCGTCAGCTTTTTGCAAACGTCTTGCGGAACGCCCGTGCAAATGTCCGGTCCTTCTTCTGGCGCACCAGCTCGGAAACGATCTCGTTGAGCTTCAGACGCTCCGAATAGGATGTCGCCTTCACAAACAGGATCACCGGATAGAACTCCCGGTCACCACGTCCGGAATACCAGACACCGGGAAACAGATCGTCCCTGCCCTGCGGAACGAAGAACTGGTTGGGCTTGGCTTTGCGCTTGCGCCGCTTGGAACCAGTCGAAACCCGCGAGGCGCCAGCCCCACGATAATCGATCGTGAGATCCCGCATCACGCGATTGAGAAAACCTTGCGTCATGTTGCCGTATCGGTCGAGCGGCGTCCGGTTCGCCGGCACGGCCACCTGATTGCGGGCCATCATCCCCCGGCCGATAAGCTGCTCCTCGAACGACTTGTGCCGGCGCATCCCGCCATGAATTTCCGGGCCGAGATAGGCCACAGCCGGCAGTCCGCCCTTGCGCCCCGATCCACCAACCACGACAGCCGAAACCCGGCCGGCCTCGCTCGCCTTGTCATAGACGATCCCGCGAATGGCCCGCGCCGTCGGCCGGTCGAACACGACCTTCATCCTCGCCCGCACCGCCCGCATGCCGTCATAGGCCAGCCAGTTCAGCGCCAGAACCTCCGCCTTTGGGAGATCACGCCGCTGGACCAAGGTCAGTTTCGCCTCGAAACGGGCCAGGTCGATATCGATATGAGCGGAGATCATGGGCGGAAAAGCCTCTCTGCCCTGAAACGCAAAAGGCGAACCGTTTCCACGACCCGCCTTTCAACCAAAAAATGACCGGCGTTTCCGCCCGGTAGTTGTAATTTCTAATTTTCCTCGAAAGCCCGCAAAACGCATAGCTTGCCGAACAGCACCTATCTGCTAATCCGAGTTCTATGTCTTCCCCGGCCTCATCCGTCGAGCGGGGCTCAACAACCAGCATTTCACGATTGCGGGAATCAGGAGCAGCCTACTTGCATTTCATCCGTTCTTTTGGTCCCGTCGTCGCGCCCTCCTCCTCACAGGAAGCTTGCCGCGCCGGGATCGGGGCGTTCATCGGTCTCGCACTGGTGGGCTTGTTCCTGCTGTCACCTGCGATTGATTTGACAACGGGACTGTACCTGGTCGCTCCATTCGGCGCGACTTCCGTTCTGCTGTTCGCCGTTCCGAACAGTCCACTGGCCCAGCCATGGTCTGCAGTCATGGGCAATACGCTCGCAGCCGTGATCGGCGTGATCGTCGGCATGCTGGTCCCTGATTTGGCCCTGGGCGTGGCTCTGGCCGTTGGCCTATCCGTCATCGTTATGATGTTGTGCCGCGCAGTGCATCCGCCCGCAGGGGCAGTGGCAATGACTGCCGTCATGAATTCAGATGTCGTCGAGCAACTCGGTTTCTGGTTTGCGTTGGCGCCGGTTGCTCTCGGCACCATTGCGTTGGTGTGCGCAGCAGCCATATATGCCCGTCTTACCGGACGACACTATCCCTTTCGGCAGTTCAATGAGCAAAGCAAACACCTCACCGGGGATCGCAATCCATCTGAACGGTTGGGACTGTCCGAAGCAGAACTGACACAGATTCTTGAGCGATACCGACAGTCATTTAACCTCGGCGTCGAAGATTTGGCGCGTTTGATAGGAGCCGCCGAACTTCAGGCTTCCACCCACGCCATGGTGCCACTGAAATCGGCGGATGTCATGTCGAGAGACCTGATAACAGTCAGGCCCGAGACGGGGTTGAGGCAAATCGCAGACCTGTTCAGACGTCACAAGTTCACGTCCCTTCCCGTGGTCGGCAAGAATGACGAATATCTCGGAGTGATTTTTCAGATCCACCTGATCAACCGCGCCCGGCAAGCCGACCTGCAGTCGCAAAGCAGTTTCCTGATGGCCTTCCGCCGGATATTCAGCCGGGATAGCGAGGATACCATTCCGGCCCGCGATATCATGTCCACCACCGGACCACGGGCCTCGCCCGATACCCCAATTGCAGCCCTGCTTCCGATGATGGCGGACGGGGAAGTCGATGCTGTGCCCGTGCTTGATGGTGACCGCATCACCGGGATAGTCACCCGAACAGACCTGATTGCGACGATGGCGAGAAGCGCGGTACGGCCTCTGTAGCTGCCTGTGCAGCAATTACTTCAGATCGGGGAGAAGGCATAGCTCACGCACTGGCCCTCAATCGCATCTGCCGATCGGCTATCGTGAGGGCGGGGTCCGGGCGCGAGAGCGAAGGTCACTGAGAACCGAATCAACCAATGGCTCTATAAAATTCATAACTTTTCGAGAATTGCAAGAGGAAAATTCACAGGCGTTTTCTGCCCGAACATATCAACCTCGACCACAACATCGCCCTTCCCCTTGCTGTTGGGCGTCACGACGTCAGCCTCAAGCCCCGCAAACATCCCCTCACCGATGCGCACCCGCTCGCCAGCGACAACCGTGATCTTCGAGACTCGCTCCCAGTCGAACCGGCCATCACCGGACTTCTGCATGATCCGCACAACCCTCTCGTTTTCCAGTGCAAACGGGCTGAGCCAACCGCCCAGCACTCCGCGCACATGCTCGAACCCCAGCAATGCACTGACCGCCGTCTCCGACCAGGCAAATCGCACCAGCACATAGCCGGCCATCAACGGGATATCCTGCGGCGGCAAAACCTTGTGCCGACGGCGGCGCTTCGGCCCCTTCCGCGTCGGCGAAAGCGCCTCGGCCCCGCACTCCGTCAGCGCTTCACAAACAACCTGCTCCCGCCCGGTCATCACCTGCAGCACATACCACGGCGCATCTTCCGCAGCCTTTTCCGCCAGCGCCGATCGCCCGGAAAGACGGATCAGTCGCAACCGGTCCTCGAATTTCAGGCCATAGGCCAGATCAACCGAAGCTCCGATCTTCCGATACTCTGTCATTGAGCCGCCTCCAGCTGTTTCGTCCTGTCCAGTTTGTCGAAGAATGCCGTCAGCGCTTCGCCCGGCGCTCCAGCCCCAACAGGCGGAAAGTAGACCCATTCCACCCGCCCCATCTCCGGCAGCCAAGGCCAACCGCGCGCGCTGTGCTCCGCCTCCCAGGCAACCCACAGATCGCCGCCAACCCGTACCGCCTCGAAGTCAGCCCCAAGCAGCGCGATCTCACCAGAAACCCGCGTGCCCTTGCCTGGATAGCGAACTGCCTGGTCGTTCATGGCGTTCACGGCTGGCCAGCCCATCTTGCTCATCCGCTCGCGCCACAGCGCCTTGTGGTCTGCCCGCCCTTCCGCAACTTCCAGTTCCTGAAACCGCGTCAACGCAGGCAACCGCGCGCACGGCTCGCCCAACCGGAAAAAGCGTTCCGCCATCCACGCCTTGCCGAAGGTCGCGGCAATCACCGGGCCGGATGAACCTTCCACGCCTTCCGGAACCGCCGTCCAGCGTCTCTCGCGCAGATAGGTGCTTGCCGCAAATTTCACCGTCCGTCCGTTCATGGCTTCGAACGCCAGAAAAGCCGGCAGCTTGGCGTCGGCCGCTTGTCGCTCCTCCGGCTTCAGCGCCTGCCATTCGGCAAGCGCCCGTTCGTCACTGTCATCGCCAAAGGTAGGCCATTGTCGGTAGAATTTCAGGAAGGCACGGCGCACAGCCTTGCGGCTCTCGGTCTCAGTCATCGAAGCCTCCACTCAGGGTTCGTGCCTTCGCGGCCGTGCCCAGCATCGCCCGCACGGCGGCGGCCTTCCGGCGACGGCGCTCGCGCTCCTCCGGGCCGATCTCGCGCCGGGTCCGTTCCTCTTCCCGCTCTTTCGCCGCTTCCGCATGTTCGTGTTCGATCCGCAGCAGCTCCCGGTCATGCTTCGCAGCCGCATCGACAAGCGCCGAAAGCTCCGCAGGTTTGGGCAGGAACGACTGGAATTTCGGGTATCGCCCGAGCCGCAGGTTCTCAAACACCCGGCGAAGTGCACCGATGGGCTTGCCCCTCATCGCCTCGGCATAAAACTGCCCGGCCTTCTCGGCGTTGACGCTGTCGGGAATAGCAAATCCACGGTCCATCAGCGCATCGAGCATGATATCGGATTGCCGTTCGTTTGCAGGCTCAAGAGCCTTGCGCAACCTTCCAATCTCCCCGGCTGATGTCGACAATTTTACCATCTTCGCTGCCATCGTCCTGTCCCATCCGTTTGCGCAAACTGTCCCGAACGCGCTGATTGTGATCCCTGATTTCGTCGCCACGTGAGGGCTTGGCGGGCGATGCCCGGGCGCCCTGCTGCCGCTCCTGCATCCAGCCCGGCTCGAATCCCTGCCAACCGCGACCGATCATGGTTTCCGCCGCAGCATCCGGATCCGGCATCAGCGCAAACCGCCGTGCCAGCAGTTCGGCTGCCCGGACAGTCAGGTTCTTGCGCAGCGCTTTGCGGTGTTCGATGACGGCATCGGCAACCTCCGGCGACAGCACATCGCAGAGAACCGATCTGGCCGATTTCTTTGGTGTTCCTTTAGGAACACTTTCTTTCTTAACTCTGGCTTCTGGCTTACGCATTGCGTCCGCATTGCGGTCGCTATGCGGTCGCATCGAACCGCCATTGTTTTTATTGGATTTTTCCCAGCGATTTTTCGCAGCCCCTTTTGCTTGCTCCGAACTTTTTTCGCGAAATTGAAATTCTTTTTCCACGCGGCGGTTCCAGAGACCGCCCTCAGACCGGATGATTTTTCCGTCATCGAAGAACACATCGAGGTATTGGGAAAACACCTTTTTCGTGCAGCCGCACTGCCGCGCCAGCCGCTCATGGTTCTCGCTCAGCGGCTCGCCGCGTTCATACATCAGCGCCAGCAGCGTGAAATAAACGCCCATTTCCGCCGCCTTCATGCCGCGCGTGGCAGAAAGCCAGTCAGACATATAAAACCGCACATACGGCATCTCGCTCATGGCAAAACCTCCATGGCACCAAGCCTAAAAATATAGCTAAATACGTTCTCGATCTTGCGCAAAATATCGCATATAGCTATATTGAGCGCATGAAGACGATCCGTTACACCAAGGTCGCGATGAAGAGCATTCAGCGCATGCAACCAAAGCGCCGCAATGCAATCATTGCCAAGATCGAGGCTTTCGCGTCTGGTGAAACTGTCGATTTGAAGAAGCTGCAGGGCAGCCCCTATTTTCGCATCCGCGTCGGTTCCGACCGCATCATTCTTGATGATCAGGGTTTGGTTGTCATGATCATCGATGCAGGTCCGCGCGGCGGCATTTACAAGGAGTGACACGCCATGGGCGAAGTCCAGAAAATCACCATTGAAGGCAATAATTACGTGCTTCTGCGCGAAGCCGATTACGATGATATGCTCGACAGCCTGCACGCCCGCGCGGTCATGGCCGGCGTGGACGCCGGAGAAGAAACCTACCCACACGAACTGATTGTCGCGCTTTCCGATGAAACCCAAAGCCGCCTGCGCGTGTGGCGCAAATACCGGGGCCTGACCATGAAGGCGCTGGCAGAAAAGGCTGGCATTTCCCAGCCCTATCTGTCGGATATCGAAAACGGCAAGGCAGATGGCTCCATATCGGCCATAAAGGCTCTCGCCGCTGCCCTCGATGTCGATATTGATGACCTTGTGTAAACGCTGACCGTCCGACATGTCATGATCCTTGCTCATGAGGCCACCTCCAGCACATCTCCAAGGGCCGCAGAAGCTGCCAAAGCCGCCCCGCCCCATTGGTCCGCCATTGCGTTGGCAATGCCCGGATATGTTCGTGATCTAAGCCGCCAGCGGTCAGGCCCCGGCGAGGCCCGATGCACGATCGACCATTTCTTATGTTCATCCGTGCCAGGTTTCGGCGGAGTCAGCCGGTCAGTTTCAGTCAAGGGCGGCAGGCCACGCAGGTAAAACGAGGTCGCCTTGAACGCGCGATTGCCAAACCACCACGGCTGCACAGTCTGGGCCGGCTTCTGGTAGTTGACGATCCGCTCTTTGGCATGCCGGTGCATCACCGGGTTTTCGATTGCCACCCGGTCGATCGGCGCATTCCAGCAGGCGGAAAACAAGGCAGCGCCTTCATCCAGCAGCCGCCACATGATGGCCCTGCGCTCGGATACGGAAAGAACCGGCCACGCCTGTTTTTCCTCAAGGGAAGCCTCGTTCGGTGCATTCTTCGGCGGACCTGAAAGCCAGCGCACACCGCTGTTGCAAAGCCGCGTACATGGCGGGTGCATCACGGCCATCAAATCCCAGCCGTCATCGAGAATATCTCGAACATCGCAGACAATATGCCGGTTACTGCCATCTTCGGCCGGCAGAAGATCGCACGACCAGACATCATGCCCGCGCGCGGCAAAGGCACGACGCACCACGCCGGAAGTTTCGCAGCCGACAAGGACACGTAATTCGGTCATCCCGTGGCCCTCCGGTGCGCCCGCCAGGGCGGAAGCTCCTGCAGAAGCTCGAAGATCCCCTCGGCAATCGCCGCGCATTTCCGCTTCTGCGGCCAGGACAGTTCGCCGGCACCATTGGCATCGGACATCCGCCGTTGCGTGATGGCATAGGCTCGGGCGTCCGCTGCCGAGATCCGCTCATTGCCGCAGCACACCGGGCACCGGCGGCGGCCGCTGGCGAAATACCCCTGCCCTGCACAATGCGGGCAACGAATTCTGGTAACCCTCGCCCCGCTCACAGCTTGCCCTCCCGGATAATCCGGTTTTGCTGCGCGCGAATTTCGTCGGCGCGGACTTGCAGATCGAGCGACGTGTTCCGCAGGCGCTTGCCCTGAGTGGTATGAGCGACAAGCTCGGCGCGAAATTTCTCATAATCGGCAGACCATTCCGAAAACCTGCGGCGATTTTCAGCGAGATTCGGGTTTTCATTGGCCGGACCAAACATGAAATCGCGTACTTCCGCGACCCATGCGCAAGGCACGCCCAGATCCCGCGCCACAAGATCATCCGTCCATGGCGCGATATAGCCGCTGTCATCGTAAACATCGGCAATCTTGTCGGCGACGATGCGCCGGTCCTCGCGCTGCATCTGGGGCGGCGGCTCCGCTTTTGATGCCGACACAGTCGTCTTTTTCGCAATGGTTTTCGTCGCCATCTCCTGGCTCTCCTTTCCTTGATTTTGGTGATCGGGATCGCAGGCAAACGGGCGATCATCGAAGTCGTTGCCGAAGCACGTCAGGCAAAAGGTAAAGCCGCAGCTGTCAGTAATCCTGCAGCGGCTGGTGTCTCGCGGGCTTTGCGTTTCGATGGTCATCTCAGACCTCGCCTTCGCATCCGTGGGCCTTGCTCTCCACGGTGTGGGCAACCCGCATGAAACTCGCGTATTTTTCGAGGATTTCGGCCGCTTCACGCGGATCAACCTTGCCATCGGCAACGGCCTGGATCATGGATTGTGACAGCGCGTGAAAAGCGTCCTGAAACACGCCGATATCGGCAATGCCGAGCCTGCCGGCGCTGTCTGGCTGGTCGTCGCGAACAAGCCGGTAGCCCTGCAGCCGTGCCATCTCGCCGACGATGACAGGCGCGCCCGCTTCCATGTCGGCCTCGACGGCTACGTCGATCGCCATCACGTGCTGGGTTTTCCGGCTGGGGTCATGGGTCCAGCACTTGGAAAGCTGCCCCTGCGTCGCCCGCGTGACATACTGAAACCGCTCCGGCCCGCCGCCCTGCACAACCGAACGGCGGGAAGCCTCGCGCAGGCCATCGACAGCCTTCTGCGCCAGCAAACGCTGCATCACAGCACCTCATTGTGAGAATTAATTCGGGGGAAGCATTCACGGCGGACTACCGACCGTGATGCTATACCGGTGAAGTCGAGGAAAGAAACCAGATCGGAATTGATGTCTGGACGGACGATCGTATTCAAATCTGGATGCGCCGCGTGAAACGAACACTGAGTTCGGAGGTCTAACATTCGCCCTCCAGGTCCAACGGCGGAGCGCCATATATGTCTGGTCGCAGGTGGTAGCGCGATACGCCGACGATGCGCTCAATATCGAGTACACGACCTGCAGGCACGCGCTTCCACTGAGAAACGGCCTGAGGTGAAACGCCCCCAAGTGCCTTTGCTAGGGCGACCGGGCCCCCTGCTTTCTGTTTTGCCAGCTTACAAATGTTCTCCATACCAAATTGTAAGCATAACTTGCATATGTAAGCAAGCATATCTTTCAGTGAAAGATCAGCTTTCATCGGTCATAATTCAGGAATGATGACCAAGCGAAAAATCGATAAAGCTCGCGGCGAACGCATCCGACACGTCCGATCTGAAATCCTAAAGATCGGTTCGCAGGAGCAGTTTGCAAAGCTGTTGAGCCAACACGGGCCAGCAGTCACCCGTGGTGCGGTCGGCAACTGGGAAACCGGAAAAGAGGTCGGTATCGAGAACCTCAGCCGGATATGTAAGGTCGCCAAGGTTAACCTCGACTGGCTCGCCTACAATCGAGGAAAACCGAAGGGGCTGGCAATTGCCTCGTTCGATCCCGACAGCCCAGAAAATGAATATTCCGAAGCAGGCTATACCCGCGAACACTGGCAAGGCTCGCAAGAGGGCGCTATTCCGGAGATCGATGGCAAACTCGGCGCCGGTCAGGGCCAAGTGGGCGAGATAATAAACTTGCCGGTCGGAAAGAATGTGATTTCCGGCCACGCGGTCAAGGCAGAGTGGATACTACCGATTGAATACCTGAGAAATGAAGCCAAGGCCTCGCCCGCAAAAACGATCGTCATGGAAGTGGTGGGCGACTCAATGTCGCCGACCTATCAGCCTGGGGACCGCGTTCTCGTAGACCTTTCCCAAAACACCATGACGTCAGACACTGTTTACGCGATATCTGATGGTGAATCGGAGCCTCAGATAAAAAGGCTGCAACGCGTCCCCTTTAGCGCTCCCACAGAGGTCATAATTATCTCCGACAATGAGAACCTACAGGATTTCACTGTCGAGCTGGACCGCCTGAAGATCCTCGGCCGAATTTGCGGCGTGATCGCCCGACGCTAGATTAAGTCGCCTCCACTACCGAAACAGCCTTGCGCAGAAAGCCTTCAGCGCTCGGCAGCCGGTACGTCAATTTGACAGCATTGCTTTCATTTTCTGATAATGATATGAAAGCATATCTTTCAATGCGGATGTATCGGGGGAAATGCATGACTATCGACCATATGATCGGCTTCTTTTGCGGAGCCTGCGCAGCGATCACAGCCTTTTCCTTGATCGGCGGAATCGCGATGCACCGAGGCCTCAAGCGAACACAGGCCACGCTTTCACGTCATCGGTCTCGAAACCAATGATGCCCGAGCGAACTCCCGCCGGGGACCGCCTCGCTCGTATTCGCGAACTCGTCGCGGGCTCCGCCCCAGTTCTCCAGATTTCGTCTGACATCGAAGGCCTTCACCTCGAGGCCGTCAGCATGGACCCGGGCGAGCCCGAAGTTTTGGCGCTCGTGCCCGCCACATGCCCTGCCTCAAATCGCGAACTGCTGCTCAAGCATGTCGAGATACCGGCCGACCTGATCCGCATGATTGACGCAGCGGCCAAACTCGACCGAAGGCGCCGGACCGAAATCGAACGCTTGCAGCTGGAGCTGGAGGCACGAGGCGGCAGACCGACAAAGAACTACGCCGCCCAATGCGCGATGAAATGCAGCGAACCCGCCTTCAAGGCATTCATTGAAGTCCGACACGCCCTCGCACGCCCGCTGACAGATGAACGCGTCGCCGCGCGCGTGCGCTCGGTCCTGGCCATTTCAAGCCGAACCGACCTGAACACAAGCAGCGAAGCCGCCGCGCGCTGGCGCGCCATGGTGGTAGATTTTGACGCATGGAGGAAAAGGTAACCATGGCACGCCGAACCATTCCATTCACTCAGGATGCCGTTAAGCGCGCGATCATGGCCGTCAGAGCCGCCGGCGTGGACGTTCGAACCATCAGCGTGCGCCCCGACGGCACAGTTGTAATCAACGCAGATAGCGGGAATAATTCAGAAAACGACCTTGTCGACCGGTCTCAGCCGGAAAACCTGAATAGTCTTGATGACTATTTCGCCTGGAGGGAGAAGGATGCGCGTCGTGACAGAGCTTAAGGGCGTGCACAAGGTCAGGAAGAAACTGGCCAGCGGAAAGATCGTTTACTACCACTACGCATGGCGCGGCGGACCACGCATCAGCGCAGACCCCAAAACAGACAAAGACGCCTTCATCGCCGAATACCGCCAGCACGAGCTGGCAGCTTCAACGGAAGGCGTCCTGACACTCGAAAGCCTGATCGACCTGTTCACCGGCTCGGAAACGAAGCCGAACCCCGACTTTCTGACGCTGTCTGCTTCAACCCAACGCGACCACCTCTATGCGTTCCGTCTCATCAGGGAGCGTTGGCCCCGCCTGCCCGCGCGCCTCACCCAGCAGCGCGGCATGAAACGCGATATCAGGGACTGGCATAGATCTTTTGCGAAAAACCCTCGGAAGGCGGACAAGCTCCTGTTCTCCCTCTCCAAGGTTTTTTCGTATGCGATCAAGCACGAATACATCGAAAAGAACCCCTGCGCCGGCATAGACCGGCTCTATCGCGGATCGAGGCGTGAATTCGTCTGGACCGACGAGATGGTCGACAAGGTTCGCAAACAGGGAAAACCACACATCGTCGCCGCAATGGAGGTCGCCGTCTACACCGGTCAGCGCCAGGGCGACATCCTCGCGCTCAAATGGCCACAATACGACGGCACCCACCTGTCACTGAGACAGGGAAAAACCGGCAAACGCGTAAAGGTCCGCCTGCACAAGGACCTGAAAACCCTGATCGACCAGCTCAAGCAAGCCGCCGAAGACCGAAAGGTACGGTCCGCAAACATCCTGACAAACAGCCGTGGCCGCCCCTGGACACAAGACGGCTTCCAAACCTCATGGCGAAAAGAAATGATCCGCCTCGGCATCAAAGACGTCACCTTCCACGACCTGCGAGGCACCTTCATCACTGCCCGCCGCCGCGAAGGCTCCACCATAGAACAAATCGCCAGCATCTCCGGCCACACGATCTCAGAGGTCCGCTCAGTCCTCGAAAAGCACTATCTGGCGGACGACCAACAGGCTAGCGACGCGGTGATTTTGCGCATGGAAAGAAAGGGCATTAGCCCGTGAGACGGACTTCCTAACGCCCAAAACCAACAGATTACAAAGGACTCCACAAAAATCACACGCTGTGCTCCTATGCCTCTGAAGTTGGGCCGGGGGAAGTAGATGGAAGCGAGACTTAATCATGGTATCGAATATGACGTCACCGACGCCGTTGCAATAGATGACCTCGTAAAGTCCTTAGAAGCCCATGCCAGATTGACCAAATCCGCGGCGAAGTTGATGGCGGACCTGATACCTGGGCTGAGTGTCGATACACGGAAAGTGTCAGTCGTTTACCTAAGCCAACAAAGCCCCTTAAAGGAGCTTTTCGCTGTATCTTTAGTGCTGACCTACCAAGACGAATTGGAGGGTGAGGTGCCTTCCCTACTAGAAGCTTTGACAGGGGCAGAAATCCCAGAACAATATGATACACTGGTTACAGTGCTTATCATGCTTATCGCGATTTATGGGATTTCCAAGGTTTTCGATGCACTTTTTCCCGAGCGATCAAAAGAGAATATCAAATCGGCACAGGACGATCTCGCGAGGCGCGCCGCCGGCGTACTTGGCCTTAGTCTCAATCGGGTCATTGCAGCAGTAGAGGTTTTGTTTACCGGCAAAAGCCACAGAGTATTGGTGTCGGCCTCTCAGAAAATATTCGCCCCGACGCGGGGCCAGACAGAAGCATCAATAAAAAACAGAAGTGGAGAGATACTGATTAGTCCAAGTGCTGTGCGGGATGCTCAGACAGCTGCCGGGCTACCATACGAAGAACCAGCGCAAGACACCCCTGAAACCGAAAATCAGTTTTTCCATGACGTAAGGATTATCCTTCATGCAATGGACAAAGACCGAAAAAGAAAGGGTTGGGCGGGCCACTGCCCAGATCTATTCGATGACAGGATCCCAATGCACCTAGAGAAGCAACTTAACCCGGAAACGATTTTCGGACGTGATGAAATTAAGGGAGATATACTTCTGATGTCCGAAGAAGATGAAGAAGGTCGAATGAAGCCGCGTGAATTTTGGTTGGTTAGGGCCTATCTCTAATCGAACAAAGGAGACGGCCTAGTGGTTTGACTCCAACGTTTGGAACCCTCGGTTTCGTACGGCGATGATGTCGTCTGGGTCCGCTTTCCAGATAAATGGCTTTGGATCGTAGGCATTGTATTCGCGCACGAAACGGTTGTCAGCAGACCGCGCATCGCATCTATGAGGTAAAAACTATGAGCAAAACCGCACGAAGATGCTTTGTCCTTGTAGACTGGTGGGGGCAGGTCAGATCAGAATTTTATCGGGGTTCCCCTGGTTCCAGCAGTGAGGTTGCTCTCCGAAAGGTCGAGTTTCTGGTTGAAAAACGGCTTATCATGGAAGTCGCTCAACCCGAGCGTTGGGAGATCATCTTCAGACTGTATGCCGGATGGATGCGCGGAGGAACTCCTACGCCGGTTCTAAAAGATTACAATAAACTGTTCGATGGATATGCTAAACGTCGTAGAATGGGCACCACTCTGAAAACAGCGTTATTCCTGCCCAGTTCAATTGGTCTTTATCGTGGCGATAGCCTTTTGGCAGACGAAGTCGGGCGCCGCAAAGAAAGAACTTCCAGAGTTCATTTCCCGTTCACTTCACGATCAGAGTGCGGATGCCAACTTTGCAAGCATGTAAAACGAGTCGCACACGACGGCTTTCGGTGTGAACGAACAATTGAGAAGCAAGTGGATACATCAATCGTCGCTGATGCGATTACCTTGGCGACCTTAAAGGAAAATCTCAAAATCATCATTGTCAGTAACGACGATGACATTTTTCCTGGACTTATTGCCGGCGAATCGCTCGGTGGAGACATAACCCTAATGAACACGATTCAGAAAAACCATTCGCACGCATCCCAACTCTCTGACCTAATCCTTGGACCAGAGGAGCTCCGCGCATGACTTCGGTTGAGCAGGAGTTGTCCGATCTCAAACTTTTCGCCGATCCTTTCTCACCCTCAAGTTTTAGGCACGATGAAAATGGAAACTGGACTGCTGAGTTTGAGCGGCGCGGACGCAGAATTGCGCTGCGCCGCGAGAACGATGGAAAGATCTACAGCCTTGAACGGGGATCCGTAGTAGCCGGTAGCTTCAGGTCTCTATTGGCCAACAGAGACTTTTCAGACCTTGGATATCTGGCCAAGGCAATCAAGCACGCTTACTCGTCGTCTGCAACCAATTGGATGGAGGTGCCGTTCAGCATAGATCGCGGAACAAGCCGAGCGCGAACATTTGAAGAGGTCAACCAGTTCCTTTCAGAGCTGGTTTCAGGTGGCGTGGTTGGATTAGAGGCCCCTGCTGGCGCTGGCAAGACTCACTTCATCGAACGCCTTGCGCTTAGTCGGGCGACCAAGGTGTCGCAGCGATTTGGAATGGAACCCCTCGTAATTCCGGTAACAAGCGCTGGGAAAATCCTTTCAGCTATCGATGATCGTATCGACGGTTCTCTTGCTGCCTTGCGAGCTAATTTCAATCGAGTTGAGCTGCCTGCTCTCATGAGGCAAAATCTCATTGCGTTGGCGATTGATGGCTTTGATGAGCTATCTGATAGCCGCGGATACGATAATTCTTGGTCCGCACTTCGCGAGCTCATTAGCGATGTTGGTGGCGACAGTCTGATAATTTTGTCAGGCCGAGATTCGTTCATTGGTTTGGAGACACTGCGAAACCTTATCGGCCCTTCGGTCAAACTTGCAGGATCCGGTTTGCACTCTCTAAAGCTGGATTTTCCAGAGGCGGCTGATGCAGCCAACTGGATTTCCACGGTAAACCCTGAATGGCAGGCTTACGTAAGCGAGCTACAAGAGAGACTCCGGGCCTTCTACTGGCTTCGCCGCCCCTTCTTTGTCTCTCAAATTTCAAAAACCAAGCCAGAGGACTTCCTAAATAGCGGCGATGAGCCGATTATCTCCCTTTGTGACAATATCGTGAACCGAGAAATCGACAAGCTTGGAATTCCGTCGGATGTGACGATCGAGACAGGAAGAAAAATTGTCTATTCGATCCTCACAGAGGCCGCGAGAACAATGGTCGATTACGAAATTGACCACGTGGATGCCGCTTTGCTGGAAGTGGCCGTCGAACTTGCTTGCGAGGAACACGCTCCAGGAAAAGACGATTTTCGTCGGGCTCTCACGGCGAGGGCAAAGACACTAACACTCTTAGAGCCGGCGCTTGGTACCGGCGACCGTGACAACCGGACGTTCCCTCACGAAAAAGTCAAGGCTTTCTTCTATTCACGACACCTGATGTATGAAATTGGCGAGAGCGTTTTAACGCCTCTGGGAATTAGAAGAACTCAGCTGTCCGCATCTGACCTATCAGTATTTAGAGCTCTTTTATCACTTGAAACAAAAGATTTTTCTTGTGATCTGGTTCAAAAAGTCTCAACACTCTTAGAAGATCATGCGTCAGCGTCAACATCTTTTTCGAACTTGGCGGCGATTGGTCTTATTTGCGCTTCTGACTTGCACGTCGACAAGCCATTTGTACTTTCTGGTGGATCGATTTTAGACGCCTTAATGGTAGAAACTCCGGCTTTACGCCTGCGTCGAGTGTACATAAATCGATTGGACATATCTCATGCAGACCTTCATTCATGCGATTTTGAGGAGTGTGAGGTTGGAGAGATGATCGTGTCCACGATCACAAGGTTTGGGACATCTCTCCCCAAAGTGCACACATTGATTCTTCAGGCCACCGACGGGGATGAAACATTTTATCGCGATCTTGCTAAGATTGAAGAGATACTTGGGCAAGATGACTACAGATCACAGCCATCGAGAGAAATTGACACTCCCGATACCCTTGGAATTCTTGCGCGAATGATGTTGAGGAGTCACTGGGTAAGACTTTCGAAAGATGACAAAAGAGGGAGGAGGTTGGTAGAAAGGGCCGACTGGGAGATAACACGCGATATACTGCAACATTCGGGTTACCTTGAAGTGAAAAATATTGGCGCCGGCGGACGGCCAGATGAATTCGCACATCTTCGGAATGCGGAGAGATTCCTGAAGTCCACTGATGACCAAGGAAAAATTAGTTCCGTAATAAATTCGCTCGTTAGGGCGTTGCGTGATATCTGA